CCGTTGTCACAACCGACACGGGTTATATCCTACCATATAAGCAATCCTCATTGAATACCCCGCTGATGGACAGTGGCGCTAAACTGTGCGTCCTTTCTAAATAGCAGTAATCCGTAGACAGATGTTAGGACTGACGACTTGTCCCGATCTACGTCCCAAAATGCAACAGGCCTCAAGTGAGGTGGTTAGGGTTGCGCCTAGCCAGAAACCGAAAGGATATGAGTACCGCATCTTCGGATGTAGACACGCCAGAGCTAACCAGACTAACGATCTGTATGCTTGTGTCTTGCAACAGGGAAAAAGTCGAAGTGTGCCTAAAATAAATGCTTTGGAGGAAGCTATGATTATAAAACGAGAAACGCCCGACGACAGAAAACGGGAAGAACGACTGTTACAGGTAATGGCCAAACATCTTGGCCTAAGTTATAAGCAAAACCCAAATACCAACAAGTATCGAATCGACGGCTGGTTTTACCACGATCAAGGTGGTGGTAAAGGACTATTGGCAGGTTGGGCAGAGTGTAAGTGGTACACTGGCAAACCTCATTTATTTCTGAATGTCCCCAAGTACATGGAATTGATAAACCTATCCGAATGCTCTGGCGTTCCGTCTTATTTTATATTTCGGAAAGAAGGCGCATGGGGTTATGCGGTTTTGCACGATGGCTACAAGCGTTCTGCAAAGGTCATGGGGGTTATTGACGGAGGAACGCCATTTGGTCGAGAACCTAACGAAGATGATATTGAACCTTTAATGGTGGTCATCGCTGATTCGGTAAGGTGGATGCCGTGAGTCTTAGGCCGCATCAAGACCGAGCTATCACAATGCTCAAGCATTCGATCCGCAAAGGTAATTCTAGGTTAGTCTTGGCAGCGCCTTGTTCATTTGGCAAGACTAGGGTTGCGATGGAGATCCTGAAGAACACTGCGAAGAACGGCAAGCTGGGGATCTTGATTTGTGATCGGGTCAAGTTAGTTGATCAAGCTCTGGAGGAATTCGACCGAGCAGGGATATCTTGCGGGGTCATCCAGTCCGATCACTGGCGGACTAATCCGAATGCTCAGATTCAGATTGCGTCGATCCAGACAATCGCCAGAAGACGGTACAAGCCTTTGTTTCACGTTGCGGTTGTGGATGAGTGCCATACCCACTACCAAACGACGACTGAGCTGATGGAGGACTACTCCAAAAGCATCTTTATCGGGTTGAGTGCAACGCCATACTCTAAAGGACTGGGAAGGCATTATTCTGATCTAGTGGTTCCGATCACACCGAGTCAGTTGCTAGATCAGGGTTATTTGTGTCCTGTCAAATACTTCGGTGGGAACAGGGCTGATCTGAAAGGCGTTAAGAACAAACGACTATCGACTGGTGGCATGGATTACGATCCTAGAAGTCTTGCCGATGCGACTGAGAAAGACCAGAAGCTGGTCGGTGATATTGTGGAGAACTTCAGGAAGTTTGGTAAAGGTCAAACGATAGCGTTTTGTCCGTCCATTAAGCATTCAAAGAAGCTGGTTGAGATGTTCCGAGAAGAAGGATTTACCGCCGAGCATATTGACGGTTATATGGATCAGGAAGATCGGACAATGATCTTTGATGCTCACGATCAAGGTGAGTTTCAGATCCTGTCTTGTTCTAGGCTCCTAAACACAGGGTATGACGCGCCACAAGTCACTACGTTGATTGATTGCTTTCCAACGAAGTCGAAGATCGCGTTCATCCAACGGGCTGGACGAATCATGAGAACGTGCGAAGGTAAAGACGAGGCGATTTACCTAGATCACGCTGGGAACGTCGAGACCCACGGCTTCCCAGAATTTATAGTGCCTGAAAGCCTTCATGACGGTCTTCAGGAGTATTCGGAAAGTTCACTGGTCAAGAAAGACAAAGATGAAATCATGCCATCGGTTTGTCCGCAGTGTTTCCAGCACTTTTTAATCACTTGCGCTTGCGGGTATCAACGACCGCCAAAGGAGAACTTAAAGACTGACGATCAGGAGCTGAAGGAGATCAAGAAGGCCAACAAGGAGTTCTCTGGCGAAGACAAGGCTAAGTGGCTTGGTGAGTTCCAGTTCTACGCAAGGAAGAAAGGCTACAAACAAGGATGGGCATCTTGGGCTTACCGTGGGAAGTTTGGGGTATGGCCTAACAAGATAAATCCGCAGCCTGTCAAGGAAATCAGCGAACCTGTGAAGAACCACATTATTCATTTAAATATAAGGAAAGCGCGAAGTGCTAAGTGACATCTTGCCAAGGTTGGATAAAGTCAAAGTAGTAAGCGGTAAGACTTGGGCCTGTTGTCCTGTGCATAAAGACAATAATCCGTCAATGACCCTGACGGAGCGGGATGGCAAGGTTTTGATTCACTGCTTCAGTTGTCAGGCTTCAGGGTTGGAAGTGGTCAATGCTTTGGGCTTGAGTCCGAGTGTATTGTTTGAGAAGCAAGGCGAGCGCCGATCTATTCCCAGAAGCGTTATCGAGAAGGCTAAAGAAGATCTGTATTTCATATCGATATACGATAATGAAAAGGCGAAAGGCGGTCGGATCACTTGGAACGATCAGAAGCGTTATAAGTTAGCGTTGCAAAGAGTCAAGTTGTTAGATCAAAAAGATATATAAAACGGCTATCCCACGGTAAACTGTTTCGTTTATGCTGTGGCTATCCCACGGATAAGGAGGAAGTATGCAACCAACGAGAACTGAGTTATTAGAAGCATGGATGACCATAATCAAGGTCTTGGACTATTACGGGCCTGACTATGTGGACGAGTACCACAAGCAGGTTTTGCCAGATGTTTTGAGTTTATTGGATAAGCTACAGAAGGATGAACGATGAGGATCATAAAGTATCGTTTCACCAATCCATCTGACGGCGCTGAATACGGCGGTCTGTCTACCACTTTGAAGGAAGCTGAACGTACAGCCCAATCAGTGACAGGTATTCAAGGATCTTGGTGGTCAAAGAATTCCAAGTTTGAATGGGAGGTCTTGCAGTTTAACCGTAAGACTGACGAGCTTATGGAGGCTTTACACATGGCGATGGAGTTCGCGCACGATGTGCATGAGATAGCGCCTAGAGACATCCCGATAGTAAAGAGGCCAAAGCCAGAGCATCTTAGGACTGCTGGGAGCTGGAGGAAAGCCGTATGAGCAACTACCCTGCTGGCGCTTGGGAAGATCCCAATGCGCCTTGGAACACTCCAGAATGTCCTCGATGTGGCGAGTATGTAGAAGAAAGCATTACCATCTTCGGCAAAGAAGCTAAATGTTTGGATTGTGGTTGGGAGCTTGACTACTTTTTGGAGTAAGATGGCCTAATGAGCAAAGTAACGAACTTTCAACCAAATGAACTCGAAGCAATGTTTCGAGATTTAGCGATGAAGGCAAGGCGTGGGGAAGTAACCCACGCTTATGTTTTGGTACAGGCTGAAACAGAAGACTTTGTTGAATGGCAGCCTTACTGCGCTGGTGACAAGTCTTATGACGCTCAACATCTTTTGGCTCAGATAGGCCATTTTTACGTTGCTACACAAGCTATATTTGAAGAAATCTGCCAAGTAGCGGAGGAAGAAAATGACGCTGACACTTAAAGTCGATGCTAACGCAGCCTATAACGCGGTACTTCAGCAGAAGCAGGTTCCTTATGCGATGAACCTTGCGATGAATTCTTGGATGTTCTCAACCAATAAGTTCCTTAAAAATAAGATAGACAATTACTTAGAAGGCGGCGCGGAACGATACACTAAGAGCGGATTCAGGGTAGATCGGGTTAAGAACAAGCGAGATCTACGGGGTAATTTGTACGTTAGTTTGCAGCACAACAAGCCTTATTTAGACCGTTATTACTTAAAGAACATCATCGAAGGCGGCAAGATCCTACCACCAAATCCGACTCGCAGGAAACTGATGCAGCCAGTCAAAGGCAGGGTAAAGCTGAATGCTAAGGGTAACTTGACGAGGAATAAGTTCTCAACGCTTAGAGCGCAGGAGAATAAGTATTTCTACGGTATTCCGAAAGGTAGAGAAGGCGAGAACTACAGAGGACTCTGGCAGCGCATGGGGGTATCTGCAAAGAATCCTGGCGGCAAGAAGATCAAAATGATCATCGCTTTGGGTAAAGAGTCCAGAAGGATCAGAAGATTGTTCCCAGCGGCATTATTGTCAAAGGCTGAGTTCGATAGAAATTTCTGGCGACATTTTGTAATTCAATATCGAAAAGCAATTCGTTCCGCTAAGAAAGTTTCGTTGTCCAAACTTTAATATGTAAAAGCTATCCCACGGCTATCCCACGGCTATCCCATGGCTATCCCACGGCTATCCCATGGTTAACCCTGACCCCCACCGACCCCATAATTGGCCAGAATGATCGGCCACCCCCCCAGCCATCATCAGAAATGATAAAGGGGTCTGAAGCCATCAAATCAGCTTAAACAGGCATTTCGACCCAATTCGAAGGCATCCAGGTACGGCCTCGCACCGATCCCGAACCGATCCCGAACCGATCCTGAATCAATCCAGCCCGAACCAAAAATAGCGCCCCTTTATATAGGCACCAAAAAGCGCCAATAAATCGGCATCACTACCAGTTAACTTTTTTGTTGACCATGGGTTGATTATCAGTAGAATTAACAACAACGGGGCAGGAAAGTCCCGCCCCATTATCAAAAAGAGGATTTAACCATGAAGCTATTAGATACAAGCGGTAACAATACGAAAGTAAAAAAGACCAATGATTTTAGGTCTAAGCGGGTAATCGATTTTTTGGGCGATTCTATTAGGCTGGCAAGCCTTAGCCTTCGTCCAGATGACATTCTTTGTCCTTCGCGGCACTTAGCAGGATGCGCCGAACCTTGCCTAGTATCGGCGGGCATGGGCGCGTTTAGTAATGTTGAAGCTGGCAGGCAAGCCAAAACGGATTTTTTTCACCGCGATCGTGATGGCTTTCTTGATCAATTGAGGAAAGAGCTGGCCAATTTCGAAAATCTTTGTGCTAAGACTGGGGTTAAACCCGTTGTTAGGCTTAATACAATTTCAGATATTCAGTGGGAAAAATTCGGTATTCCCCAAGCTTTCCCGAATATTACCTTTTACGATTACACGAAGCTCGCGAAGCGCTTAGGTAATACGCCAAGCAATTATCGATTGATGTTTAGCTATAGCGGCAAAGCTGAATATCAAAACCAGGTATTAATGGCGTTAACGACCGCGGCGCCGATATCTGTGGTTTTCAATGGCCCAATGCCTGAAACCTTTTTAGGCCGTAAAGTTATCGATGGGGACGTTTCTGATTTAGAAAACCTGTTTAGCGGTAACAAGATCGTTGGCCTAAAGGCTAAAGGCAAGGCTAAAAAGTCTGATTCTGATTTCATCGTTAACACCAATATCATTGCAAGGGTTGCAGCATGAATAACTTGATCAAATTCCCATACAAGAAGCCACCACCACCCCCAGAGCGCACTACAATGCTCGGAGCGTTGCAGGGGCTGGCAACGGTGTTTCTATCTTTTATCGTGGTCTACGCGGCCACACTCTATCTATTTTCAATCTAGGGGTAATAAAATGTCCAATCACGATTTGCAAGAAACAGTGTACAAAGAAGCATTCACAAAAGACTTTGACGAACGAACCGATGCCGAAAAAGTGGTGGTCTGGCAACAGCACACAATCAGCGGGTTAAAGGATCAGATCAAAACATTGCAAGAAAATAATCTGATCAATGTTGATCAGGGTATTCACGTTAGAAGGTTTAGCGGTGAATGCGATTATTTGACTATGGATTCTCAGATGCCATTGGTTGAAAGCTATGAAATCTTAGACAGTACCGTTATCGATTCTTACAAATTAATTCAGAACATGATTGAGCTGGCTGAAGTCAGCGAAAGTTCAGGCGACTATATACATTATCAAATGGTCGTTAATTTTAGCTATGTGAACATGTAAGGGGGGGCGGCATGAATGAGAACGGATGGCGAGACGATGACGATATAGGAATGCTCGACGCCTTGATGGGTTCGACATTCTTTATTGGACTGGTATTCGGATCAGCTTGGATCATATTTTAAACCCCAACCCCAACCCCAACCCCTAAGCCCCTTAATTGGGGCTTTTTTTTGCCTATACAAATCCAAACCCGCCCGAACTAAACCGCCCGCAGCGCCGCCCCTGGTACTGCCAGCCCCAACCCGACCGCCAAACCCGCCACCTATCACCACCGCTTGACGCATTCTAAGCCGATCTAAGGCGCAATCACTTAACCAATACCCCACCACCTGACCGCCAGGACGCGATGATACAGGGCATTTAAAAGCCTTGCATGAATCAGGCTCATGATCCTACGAGATGACTTAAAACGGTACAATTGGCAGAATGTCGCCTAAACCCTGAAAATGAGCCAAAATCGGCCAAAATTGACCTATCCGACCCTAAATCGAGGCCAAATCGAGGCAAAAAGGTACTCTGACGCCCATAGCCTATGGGTAGTCGCGCGCCGCGCTTTTCGCCTAGCGATAGAATAAAGGTGAGGTAAATTCATGATGACAACAGAAAGACTTACTGTATAATCAAAAGGATTGACAGGAGGAAACATGGCATCAACTGGTGGTGTAAAGCTGGGCGGAACTTATGATGAAGCCCGAACTCGGAAGATGAACGCGGAGGCGGAGCTTTCAGAGCTTGACTTAGCAAAGGTCAGAAATCAGCTTGTTATAGTTGAAGACGTTGTTAAGGCTTGGACTGACACATTAGCGAACCTGAAGTCTAAAATCACAAGTATCCCGTCTAAAGCAGCACCAATCATTGCCAGCGAAACGGAGATTGGTATCATCCAAGAAATCTTGACTGATTTCCTTAACGAAGCACTGGAAGAACTATCATCTTATGACCCAAAAATTTCAGCGAGCAGGACTAGCAAATCTAAAGGAGCATCTGCGGGAAGCGATGATGACTCTGAAGCCGCCACCCCGCCTAAACGTAAGCGCGTGGGCCGACCTTCAAAGGCGACTAGACTCGCAGACTAGCGCGGAAGCTGGGACTTGGCGAACGTCTCGTGCTGAGTACCAGCGTGGTATTATGGACGCTTGCTCTGAATACAACGTAAAAGAAGTCGTTGTGATGGCTGGTGCTCAGTTGGGCAAATCTGAAGCCTTGTTGAACATCATTGGTTTCCACATTGATCACGATCCATGTCCGATCCTGATGCTACAACCCACAGAGTCTATGGCTCAGTCGTTCTCAAAGGATCGAATCGCTAACGGACTTCTCAGAGCTACACCTTGTCTTGCTGGTAAGGTCAAAGATCCTCGCGCTAGAGACTCAAACAATACGACTTTGCACAAGATCTTTCCTGGCGGTAGTTTGTCTTTGGTTGGGGCTAATAGCCCAGCAGGATTAGCCTCAAGACCGATCAGAATAATCTTGGCAGATGAGGTTGACCGATTCCCAGCTTCAGCAGGATCAGAAGGTGATCCACTTTCACTAGCTCGCAAGAGAACATCTACCTTTCACAACTCTAAGGTCATTGCGGTTAGCACTCCGACGATAAAAGGAGTTAGTCGCATCGAGGACGCTTTCGAGAAGTCAGATCAGCGAGAATATTACATACCGTGTAAACATTGTGATCATGAGCAAACTTTAGAGTGGGCCAATGTAAAGTGGCAGGATGATGATCCAGATACAGCAGGGTATTTATGTGAATCTTGCGGCGTTCTATGGTCTGACGCTGATAGAAGATGGTCTGTTCGTAATGGTCGATGGGTAGCTGGACAAGAATTCAAAGGAATTGCTGGATTTAAGATCTCTGGACTATATTCTCCGTGGACACCTTTGGCTGACGGTGTCCGTGAGTTCTTATCGGTTAAGAAGAACCCAGAGCAGCTAAAGGTATGGGTTAATACTTATCTTGGATCTGTATTCGAGGACGAAGGTGAAACTATTGATGAGTTGAACTTAATGCAGCGGCGAG